TTTCCGCCGGAGCGGTTGACGCCGTAGAGGTCGGCATCGGTGCCAGCGGTAGCAGCGGCGACGGGCACATAGAGCGCCAGGCTGATTCGTTCGGAGTTCATGTCGACCTCACTTGCTCATGTTGTAGGCGTAGCGGACAGCGGCGTCGGTAGACTTCGACATGTCCTTGAATCCGACGCGCTGGCGGGCCCGCATGTAGGTACCGGCGACCGTGATGTCGTTTTGCAGCGACACGGTAGCGCCGGCGCGGAGCACGCGGCGGAACATGCGACGATTCAAAACGACATAGCCGGTCTTGGTCTTGACCGAGTTGTCGTAGAGGCCGGAGGCGTTGAGGTCGCTCGGCATGGCATCGGTCATGATAATGGGGTGCCCTGCGATGCTCGCGACCTCGCCCGAGGCGATGGGGGCGCGGTTGCCGTAGTCGTTGGCGCTCACAATGCCGGAGAGACCGACAAAGTTTTTCAGGTAGCCCTCGGGGCTGGTGATGATGGGCATATCGCCCGGCACCGACCGGGGGCCGCCAACCGCGTTGATGTCGCTAAACAGGGTCGACAGGCTGTGCGTGCTGCGGTCGATGCCGTTGCTGTCGTCGAGAGCGATGGCGCGCAGACCGAGGAAGGTCTTGCGGTAGTCGATGCTCCCGGCGTCGATGGCGCCGAAATACCCGCGAAGGTCCCAGTTTGCGAGGTCGTCCTGGTGGGTGGCTGCGGTGTCGCCGTTCAGGATGGAGAGCCGGAGGCCCATCGCGAGGGAACGGCTGATGCTCTCACGAATGAACGGGAAAGCGGCGACAATGCTGTCCGACGCGGCGTCCTCGTGAATCAACACCATCGTATACATGGGCGACGCGGTGAGCGTGATTTTGTCGGTGCCCACGGTGCTCTTGGCAAGCGCGGCGGGGTTGTCGCCGGTGCTGCCGCCGCCCTTGTACGGCACGGGGTAGGCGGTGCCGACCGGGAGCTCGACCGATTCCGACGGAATGGTAATCTGGTCGAAAAGACCGATGAGCCCGTCGGGGTCGTATTCTTCAACCTGCCACATCGGGGAGGCGAGAAGCGGGGTGGGGATAAACTCGCCACCGCTGCCGCTCTGGTCATCCCATGCCCGGCGGATGGGGGCGGGCATCCGGGACCATGCGCGTTGCACCTTGTTCCATGCGCTGCGCTCCTTCCGGATGACATCGGCGCGGTAGCCGGTGCCGCGGTGGTCGAAAGCGTCGCGACCGTGGCGGGCGACGGCGACCACATACAGGCTCTCGCACGCCTCAATCAGATTGCGGTGTGCGTCGTTCACCGGGCGGCTTGCGAGGAGGCCGTCAGCGTCGGAGCGGAACAGCGCCGGGTCGTCGGACTCGTGGCCGCGCAAAAAGACCTTGCCGTCGGTGTCAATGAATCGCTGCACAAGCTCACGGTCGGAACCGCCGACGGTTGCCAGCGGGTCGACGGCGCGGGCCTTGCTCTCGGCGAGCTCCTGACGGACGGTGCGGAGGTCGTCGGCCATGCGGGCGATTTGTTCCGATTGCTCGGATGCGGTGCGGGCGCCCGTCTCGACCTTTTCGGCGAGGTGCTGGGCCTTTTTGGCGGTTTCGGCAGCGAACGCCTGCCATTCCTGTTGCGTCTGGGGCATTGTCTGCTCCGTTGTGGGTGATGCCCAGCATGGGCGGTGCTCATGTTCATAGCACGAAACATGAGCGGGGGAACATGTCAAGTCCAGGGGAACCGGGGAGAGGTCGCCGCGGCCGGGCTGTAGGGTAGGCCGGTCTCTTGCGTCTGCCGGATGACAGACCGGGCGACCTGCTCCTCTCCAGCGGACCGGGCGAGGGCCGCGCGGGGATTCATGGGCATCGGGGTGACGCTACACTCCATGAGCCGCGGGCGGACATAGACGGCGCCGCGGCTGGCAAACCGCGGGTCATCCTCGGCGAGAGAGGCGCGGGCGATGACAGCGGCCGGGCGGAATCCGACCGAGACCGTGCGGAGCACACCCTCGGCGAGTAGCGCCGCGACCGTCACCGACAGCGGGTAGCTCTGAACCGGGGTGGGAATGAGGTCGCCGCGGAGGGTCATCCCGTCCGAGCTCACATTTTCCCACCGGCCGATAGGAGGCGCGGAGTAATCGTGATTGTACGGCGCGACCGGATTTGCGCGAAACTCCGACATATCCCAGGACTGCTCAACGATGTCGTCGGCGCGGTCGCTGCCGGCGTCGGACATCACGAAACGGTACCGGGCGGGCATCCCCTCGGGCTGCTCCTCGTCGGTGTCCTCGTCGCCGTCCATCATCCGCAGCACCGACCGGTACGACAGCGCGAGAGGAGACGCGCCGACAGAACCGGCGAGCCGTTGCACGAGGTCCGCGTCAAGGAGCTGGTCGAGGTGCGACGCGGAGCCGCGGGCGATTGCGTGCACATCCTCGGTCGTGCCGTCGACGGCCTCGGCCATGCGAGACACAAGGGCGGGCGCGTAGCCGGCGCGCGTGGCGGCGCCAATCCATCCGCGGACCACATCGGAGGGCGTAGAGGTGATAACAATCGGTGAAAACATGCGGCTATCCCTGAATCTGGACCGGTCGCACAACGCACCGGCAGTTGATGTCCTCGGACGGTACAAAGAACAAACCGGGTCCGAGCCCCGCGGCGCCTGATTCACTGTCGAAGGGCTCGCCCGGTTGTCGGAGCTGCCCGTCCAGCTCCACATGAGACGGCCGGACCGCATCGTCTCGGCTGCTCACCCACTCTCGCATGAATGTCACGCCGAGGTCTGCGGCCTGATTGAACGCCATTTCCTGCCCCTCGGAGACCGTGCGCGCGGTTTCCGTGCGGGCGATGGTGAGCGCCCGCGCCGGGCTGAATCCGTGGTCGAGCATTATGGCCCGCTGGAGGTCGGAGACCGTGGCGCCCTCGGCGAGAGCAGACCGCACGAGCACCGCTACCCGGTCTCGGGTCACCTGCTGAACCTGGGTTATCATCTGCGCGATAATCTGCGCGGACGGGTCGAGGGTCGGGTCAAATCGCACCTCCTCGATGAGCCGCCGGGCCACGATGGCGTAGGACCGCCGGACCGCGCGCTCCACGGTTGCCGCGTCGAACGATTCGCGCACTATGGCGAGCTCGACATCATCCATAAGGATTGCGCGGAGCTCCTCGTCGCTCACATTCCGCCGGATGCTCCGCGTGCCCGAGAGCACCCGGCCCACGCGGTCGGCGTAGCGTTTGGACTGCTCGGGGAAAATCCCACCGCGGCCCCTCCGCCATTCCGCCCGGATTTGTCGCTCCGTCGGCCGCTGCACCGCGTCGAGCCACCCCCGCCAGTACACATCCCGCGGCGCGTCTGCCCGGACTGCGACGGCCCGCAGGACCGGCCCGCAGACCTCGACCACCGACCGGCGCTGCGGCTTGTCTGCGGCCTCCAGCTGCCGGCGCTTGCCTCGGCTCCATGCGTGCCCGGCATCCCCGCCCCACAAATCCCAGGCAATCCGCAGATTGCTCGGGGGCCGGTCGCCGCCGAGGCTCCAGGCGTCCGTCCCTTTCTGCCGGTTCGCTTCCCCGCTGAACCGCTCAAAAAAGGCATACATATCGCGGATGTTGTCGGGGTGGATGCGGTCGCCGGCGACGATGCGGCGGGCCATCGTGTAGCCCTTGCGTGTGCCTCCCCTCCGGTATTTCCGCCGGAGCTCCAGACCTCGCCCGGCGGCGCGTTGCATCTGTTTGGACGCGGTTAGGTCGATATCATCGTAGCGGCTGGGGATGCTGCCCCCGGCGCGGTCGACCGTCTCCAGCTCTCCCCCGTAGGGTAGCCCGACGGTCACAAGAGCTCCCCGAGCATATCGAGGAGGGCGGCTACCTCGGTGCGGATGTCGTCGTCGTCGTCCGGGTCGTCGTCGGTGAGCATCGAGGCGAGCGCCGCGGCCTGTGCTCGGAGGTCGGCGCGGGTGTCGTCGTCCTCCTCGACCGGTGTGGGCTCGGGGTCTGTCGGTGCGGTCGGCTCGGGTGCTCCCGGTGTCTCGGGGTCGACGCCAAACGATGCCAGCTCGGGCGCGTCATCGAACCGCTCAAACGCATACGCATCCGCGGGCGCCATGCCGTGTGCGATGTGGAGCGCGACCCGCTCCAGGCGTTCCGTGCGGCCGTCCTCCATTTCCGGGAGCACATGCCGCACCCGCACCCCAGCAAAGCCGAGGCGGCGGGCGAGGTCGGTCAATGCGTCATCGAGGAGGGCGGCAAGCGGGGTGAGGGTGTCCACGATGTAGGACCGGCGTTCCATTTCCGCGGTCGCGTAGTTCGCGCTCTGGAGCCCGAGGAGGGTGGGAGGCACACCGGTAACGGCGACCACGACAGACCGCGCGTATTCCCGCGCCTCTACCCCGCCCATTTCGCCCACGGTCCAATCGAGCGCCTCAAACTGCCCAGCGCCGGACATCACCGCTACCCCGCCGGTCTGCTCGGTCAGGATGCGGTCTATCTGCGTTTGCATGTCCCGCACCTGCGGACGGCCCCAGGTTTGTTTCGGGTCACGGGGCACATACGCCGCATCGGGGCGGCCCCTGCTTGCCTTCCGAGCCATCTGCGCGGCCATCGCCACATCGGCGGCGAGGTCGCGGTCCATTGGCTGAACCTCGCCCGTGCCGTAGAGGCGCTGGGGACCTCGACCGGCCGACGACATCCGCAGGTGCCCGACCACATCCGGCGGGTAGCGTTTCTCCGTGCCTTGCTCGTCATAAACATAGGCCAGCGGCTCGCCATTCTGCCCCGGCGTGATGGTCACCCGCGCCGGCTCCATCAGTAGCAGCGCCGCGGGCGCTGTGCCCGGTGCACCGACGCCGATGGGTAGCACGTAGGCGTTCCCACCGGGGAGGAGGTCGGTCACGAGCTGGGTACGCCATTGACGGTCGGTCTGCGCGCTGTTCGGGCGGGCGAGGAGCTCCCCGAGCGGATGCCCCTGCACCTCCTCCCATCCGTTTTCGGTCTGCCGTTGCACCTGGAGCGGGAGAGCGGCGAGCGATGACGCGCGGATGCCGACCGCCCGCCAATACCACGGGTTCGCCACGAGGGCAGACGCGGCACGGGCCGGGTCGTAGGCTGTCGGCACATTTTCGGCCGCGGCGAAATCGGAGCCCGCGACAAACGCATCCTCCTCGCGCGGCGGGTCGACCGTCACAACGGAAAGAGCCCGCAGGATGCGGAGCGGGAGAGACTCGGGGCGGGTATGCGTGGCGCTCATGTCGTCGAGGCTATCACGCGCCGGCGCTCATGTCTCAAGAATGCGAAAGCCCCGCCGGTGTGGGCGGGGCTCGGGTCGCGGGCGGGCGGCTCATGCGGTGTAGTAGCGGCGCTCTGCCTGGGCGAGCACCCGGC